GATACTCTGTGAGTTCAAGAGAGATGCCAAAGCACCATATACTAAAGCCCAACAGCTTTTTATGATGAATTGGAAAGGATCAACAGTAGCTAGAATCCACGATATTGAAGGCGCAATAAATCTAGTAAAATTGCTTGAAAAATCGTAAAATAGTATTATTATTCGTAGTGTATTAACCCCATCTTAAAGGATAAATCATGGGCAAAATGGACAGCAGCAAAGGTATTCCACTATCAACTGGCGATAAGCTACCAAAAGGTGCAGATGCTTCTGATACCTCTGGCGAGCGTAAAGGCGTTAAACTAGTTGGTGGCGTCGGCATGGGAAAAATGGATTCTATGGGATCACGCCCAATCAGCCACGCTGGAAACTTTGAAGGCAAACTTGGTGAGTTGAATGACGGCAATATGGGTGAGCGTGAGTGCTACAGCCATAAGCGCATGGGTCACGACCAAGACGATAAGTAATAAAACTACAGCCCATAGCTCTCGGTAAAGGGCTACAGGCTGTATGACCACAACAATAGGGTAATATTGAGATGGCTGATGAAATTGTAACTTTTAAACCTCTGGGGGACAAGATTATTGTCCGCCCAGATGTTCGTGTTTTAAGCTCTGTCTTAATTGTGAATAACAAAGAAGCTGAGAACATGGGAACTGTAGTAGCGGTAGGCCCTGGCAAGAAGTTATCGGCAGATCGTAGAGAAGCAATGCCAATTCAAGTGGGGGCGAGAGTCCGTTTTGGCACAATGAACGATGATCCCAAAGAGGAATATCTAAAGTTCACTAAGATAGACCACGAGGGCGAGAAGTGTTTGTTGCTTTCATGGCAAGATATATGTTGGGTTGAACAGGAAAATGAATAATGGCAACTAAACCTGGTCTTTATGCGAATATCCACGCTAAACAAGAGCGCATTAAGCGTGAAAAAGCTGAAGGTAAGCCTGTAGAAAAGATGCGTAAAGTAGGAGCTAAAGGCGCACCTACCAAGCAAGCATTTATTGACTCTGCTAAGACTGCGAAGAAGAAATAATGGCTAATAAACACGATAAACCTATTCCGCATAAGACTACAGGCAAAGGCAAAACCTATAACCCTACAGAAAAGGGCGCAGGAATGACCGCCAAAGGTAGAGCTGAATACAATAAAAAGAATGGTAGTGATCTAAAAGCACCAGCACCAAACCCAAAGACTGAGAAAGATAAGGGTCGTAAGGCATCATTCTGTGCAAGAATGGAAGGCGTAGTAAAGAAAGCAAAAGGCCCAGCAGAACGGGCTAAAGCTAGTTTAAAGAACTGGAATTGTTAAGGGGAATAGAGATGATTGTAAAGTTTAAAGAGTGGCTTTGTAAAGTTCTAGGCCCAAAGCCTAAGCCATCTAATCAATGGCATTTTCCTGTAACCGAGGACTTTGAACCACGCAAAGCAACAATTAAAGCAAAACCCGCCTTGAAGAAGGCAACAACCCGAAAGGAAAATACTATGCCATTAAAGAAATCTGCAAGCCCAAAAGCATTTAAAGAGAATATCAAGACTGAAGTTAAAGCTGGTAAACCAGTAAAGCAAGCTGTCGCTATTGCATACGCTGAGAAAAACGCTGCCAAATCAAAGAAAGCTAAAACAAAATGATTAATATCAATCTAGAAATCGCAGAAGTAGAAGCAGTCCTAAAACACATTAGTCAGCAAGCCTATGCTGATGTAGCAGGACTAATTGCAAAGATTCATGGACAAGCAGTTCCTCAAGTAGCTGCAATCCAAGCTGCTAATCCACCTGTTGCGGAAATACAACAGTCCGAAAGCGTTGCGCCAATACAACAGTGAAAATAGAACAACGGCCTATTGAAGCCTTAATTCCTTACATTAATAACAGCCGTAAACACTCTGATGAACAAGTGGCTCAAATTGCAGCCAGTATTAAAGAGTTTGGCTGGACTAATCCTATATTGGTGGATGGCACTAACGGCATTATTGCTGGTCACGGCAGGCTATTGGCTGCTCGTAAGCTGGGCATGGATAAAGTGCCTGTTATCGAGCTGGCACACCTATCTGATACTCAAAAGAAGGCTTTAATTATTGCCGACAACAAATTGGCTTTAAATGCTGATTGGGATACCGAATTACTGCAAATAGAGTTAAAAGAGTTGTTGGCTGATGATTTTTCATTAGATTTGCTTGGATTTGATGCTAAAGAGCTAGATGCCCTTTTAAACGCTATAGAACCGACCATAGGGCTAACAGATGAAGATGCTGTGCCCGACGTGCCAGAAGAGCCAAAAACCAAGCCTGGCGATATATATGTGCTTGGCAACCATAGGCTAATGTGTGGCGATAGCACAAATTTAGAACAAGCAGAAGATCTGCTTGAAAATCAACCTGCTGATATGGTTTTCACTGATCCTCCCTATAACGTGGATTATGGAAACTCCAACAACCCTAGACACAAATCTCGTCAAATTATGAACGATAAGATGAGTGATTCTGATTGGGATTCTTTTGTAAGCGATTACATCACGGTTTTGTTAACCTATTGCAAAGGTAATATTTATATTGCTATGTCTGATAAAGAATTAGGTCACATGCAACTTACTTTTGAAAAATTAGGTGGAAAATGGGCTAGTTTTATTGTTTGGGTTAAAGATAGGCTTGTTTTAAGTGCAAAAGACTATCATTCAAGACATGAAACTATTCTTTATGGATGGAAAGATGGAATATCTAACAGATTAAGAGTTGAAGATAGAAAAGAAACCGATGTATGGGAGATTAAAAGACCCGGAAATTCGGCTTTGCATCCAACAATGAAGCCTGTAGAGCTGGTCGAAAGAGCTTTAACCAATAGTAGTAAATCAGGAGATGTTGTTCTTGATCTTTTTGGCGGTTCTGGAACAACTATGATTGCTTGTGAGAAAATGGGAAGAAAATCAAGGCTTATGGAGCTTGATCCTAAGTATTGTGATGTTATTGTGAGGCGTTGGGAAGAATTCACAGGCAAGCAAGCTATATTACTTTCGGACATATAAAAGATAAAAATGCAGGGCGTAGAACATATTCCAACCGATGACAGCAGAAAGCTAGTGCGAAACCTAGCTGCTATGGGAACACGCTTTGTCGATATAGCCCATAAGCTAGATATAACCGATGACACGCTAAGAAAGCATTACAAGCCTGAATTAGAGGATGGGCGCATAGATGCCAACGCTCAGATAGCTAATACTCTGTTTCAAAACGCTAAATCAGGAAATATGACGGCTGCTATCTTTTGGTTAAAGACTAGGGCTGGCTGGAAAGAAACACAAGTCACCGAGCTTACAGGCGAAGATGGTGGGCCAATAAAGGGCTTAGAGGTTCGGTTTGTCAAGCCAGAATAGCGTTTCACCACAGCTTAGGCAGTCTTTGGCGGGGGTAGAGTTCCCTTATAAGCTGCAATTCCTCTTTGAGCCTATGCGTTATAAATGCGCTTGGGGTGGGCGTGGATCAAGCAAATCTTGGTCGTTTGCCCGTGCTTTGTTGGTATTGGGCGTAAAACAACCCACCAGGGTGCTATGCGCTCGTGAGTTTCAAAACTCTATTAGCCAATCTGTTCACAAATTATTATCAGATCAAATTATTGATTTAAGGTTGGAATCGTTTTATGAGATCACGCAGAACACCATTCGAGGGCAAAACGGCACAGAATTTGCGTTTGTTGGGCTTAAAAACAACGTGGCAAACATTAAGTCCTATGAGGGTGTGGATATATGCTGGGTCGAGGAGGCACAGAGCGTATCTAAAACATCGTGGAACATTCTTATACCTACGATCCGAAAAGAAAATTCGGAGATTTGGGTCACATTCAACCCAGAGCTTGAAACAGATGAAACCTATCAAAGGTTCGTTGTATCACCCCCTGAAAACTGTAAGAGCGTTAAAGTTAATTGGCAGGATAATCCCTGGTTTCCAGACACGCTTAAATTAGAAAAAGATGCATTAAAAGCTAGAGATATTCAAGCCTACAACACAGTCTGGGAAGGCTTATGCCGTCAGACAGTAGATGGTGCTATCTTTGCCAAAGAAATGACTATGGCAGAGCTAGATGGGCGCATAACCAATGTGCCTTACGATCCTATTAAACCCTGCCATGTTGTATTCGATCTCGGTTGGGCCGATGCAACGGCATTTTGGGTTGTTCAGTTTATAGGCATGGAAACCCGCCTTATTCGCTACTACGAGAACAATCAAGAAACAATTGCTCATTATTTAGCTAAAATTCAGTCTTATGGATATGTTGTTGACACTATTTGGCTGCCCCACGATGCTGGAAACAAAACTCTGGCATCAAACGGCAAGAGTATTGAGGAAATCGTGAGAGCTTCAGGGTATAACACTAGAGTTATTGAGCGAACACCAATCGTTGATTCTATTAATGCTGCCCGAATGATGTTTAATAAATGCTGGTTTGATAAGAACAATACGCACGATGGCTTACAATGCTTGCGCCATTATCGATATGACGTTGATCCTGATACCAAGCAATTTAGTCAAAGACCCTTACACGATAACTATTCTCACGGGGCAGATGCTTTCCGATACATTGGATTGATGGTCAATGAACCTAGAAAAGCACCCAAACAGAAGGGAACTTATCAACTTCCTAGCTCTTGGATGGGTTAAAATGTGTAGTAAAAATGAGACACTTGTCTTAAAATCGGGCAATAAATAAGGAATATCTATGGCATACGATAGCGTTGCAGACTCCCAATCAGATGGCAGAATCCAAGAAGCAAAGGACTTTTTAAGACTTTGTAATGATTCGGATAGCAACAATCGTGCAGAAGCGTTGGATGACGTAAGATTTGCAGCAGGCGATCAATGGCCTGTAGACGTGCAAAATAGCCGTGTTTTAGAAGCTAGACCTTGTTTGACTATCAATAAAGTTGACGCTTATATCCGTCAAATCTGTAACCAGCAAAGACAGCAACGCCCACGCATTAAAGTGCATGGCATGAACAATGAGTCAGACGAGAAAGTAGCAGAGATTCTGACAGGTATTTGCCGTCATATTGAAAACCAATCCGATGCAGATGCAGCTTATGACCACGCTTTTGAATATTGCGTAAAGATGGGTTGGGGCTATTGGCGCATTACTACTGACTATGTAAAAGAGGACAGCTTTGATCAAGAAATCTACATTAGACCAGTTGAGAACCCATTTACTGTTTATTTTGATCCTAATAGTGTGTTGCCTGATGGTTCTGATGCTGAGAGAGTTCTTATCACAACAGTTGTCAGTAAAGAAGTGTTTAAAACCATGTACCCAGATGCAGAAGTGGATCAGGGTTTCTCATCAAGAGGAACGGGCGATACAGAGAGCGAATGGGTTACAAAAGAAGATATACGCATAGCTGAGTATTTCTACACAGAACGCATTAAAGATATGCTTTTAGAGCTATCTGATGGCACAACTGGCTATTCCAGCGAAGTCCCAAGCAAAGAAGTTTTAGCCCAAGCAGGCATTACTGTCATTGCAAAGCGTGATGTTTGGCGCAAAAAGATTAAATATTGCAAGCTAACCGCTATGCAAATCCTTGAAGAAGGAGAATGGGCTGGTAAATACATTCCAATCGTGCCTGTTTATGGTCAAGAAGTCAGAGTAGACGATAAGCATAAGAAATTTGGCTTAGTTCGTATGGCTAAAGACCCACAGCGTATGTATAACTATTGGTCTACTGCCCTTACTGAAACTGTAGCTCTTGCTCCTAAAGCTAAGTGGCTGTTGGCAGAGGGTCAAGACGAAGGACATGAGAACGAATGGGCGATGGCTAATATCAAAGCTATGCCTGTATTGCGTTACAAACAGACAGATACCGAAGGTAGACCAGCTCCAGCCCCTACAAGATTGCAACCAGAGCCACCTCCTGCGGGCGTAATGGCTGCTTTGCAAGGCATGAATCAGGATTTACAAGCAGTTGTAGGTATTTTTGATCCTAGCCAGCTTCCACAAGGTATTCAGTCAGGCAAGTCAATCAATGGTCAGCAGATGCAAGCTGATATGACTAACTTCCATTATTACGACAATCTGACACGCAGTATCCGTCACACAGGTCGTATTATTTTGGATTTAGTGCCTAAGATTTATGACAGAGAACGAGTCATGCGGATCATTGGCGATGATGGAAAGCCTGAAATCGTTACATTAAATCAGCCAGGTTCAGACGAAAATGGCGTAGCTAAGGTCTTAAATGACGTTACAGTCGGTGAATATGACGTTGTAATGGATACAGGCCCTGGCTATAACTCCAAGCGTCAAGAAGCTGTAGAGGCAATGACCAACTTATTTGCTGCTGATCCTCAACTCGTACAAGTCGCTGGTGATCTATATGTCAGAAACATGGATTTCCCTGGCTCAGACATCATTGCTGACCGCTTGGCAATCAATAATCCTCTCGCCCAAATAGATGAGAAATCCGATATTCCTCCACAAGCTCAGATGATGATTGCTCAAAGCAAAGCACAGATTCAGAAGCTACAAGAGCAGATTCAGATGATGCAGATGGATGCTAAATATCGTGCCAGCGTTACAGAGCAAAAAGATCAGGCAATGCTTAAGAAAACAGCGATGGAATTGCAAGTTAAGCAAGCTGATAGCCAGTTACGCACCGATACGATTGCTCATGACACAGTTATTAAGACACAAACTCAGCTTGAAATTGAGCAACTGAAGGCGCAATTAGCCCTTGTTTTGGCTCACATGAACAAGACTGAAATGAAACTATCCAACGAAGAAGCCGTAGAAAGGGCTATTTAATATGTCAAAAGCTGAACAAAAATACAAATTTTTGTTAAATAAAGAGAAATATGATCCAAAAGTTGTTGAAGCTGTTGGTAAAAAATCAATTTCACATTCTGATGCAAACAAAATAAATGCCATTCAAGAAATGATGCAAAAAGAAAAAAATATGCGTAAAGAAAATATGGCAGATTATGTTTCCAATGAAATCTCAAAAAAATACAATAAAGAATAATGTTGTAAAAGCGCAACATTTGTGATATAAAAATATTTGTAGTACCTACCTGTGGGTTCACAGGGTTAATTCTTGAGGAATCTCATGTCAGAAGAAACAGTAGTAAGAACAGCAGACAATGTAGTAACGTCAGATAATTTAGCGGAATGGACTGCTAATAAACTTGGTTTAGCTAGCGAAGAAGCTCCTTCTGAGGCTGTAGTTGAAACACTCGAAAGAGAAGTTTCCACAGAGCCAGAAGTTGAAGCTCAAGCTGAGAGTGAATCAGAGGCAGAACAAGAAGCGGAAGTAACAGACAAGCCTAAACAAAATCCCAAACTTGAAAAGCGTTTTTCAGAGCTTACTAAACGTGCTAAACAAGCTGAAGCCGAAAAGCAAGCCCTAGAAGCCCGTTTACAAGAACTTGAAAGACAGCAACAGCCTGCGCCTATTCAAGCTGATCCCGTTAGCGAAAAACCACAAGCATCGCAGTTTAATGATGCTTTTGAATACGCTGAAGCATTAGCAGAGTGGAGTGCAGAAAAAGCCTTAGAACAGCGTGATATACAAGAACAGCAACGCAAAATTCAAGAAGAAAGAAATCAAGTAATACAGTCTTGGACTCAGAAACTTGAAAAAGCAAAAGCTGAACTTCCTGACTTTGATGATATGGTTAGTTCTAGTAATGTAGTCGTACGAGATGAAGTACGAGATGCAATCCTAGAATCCGATGTAGGCCCACAAATCCTATATCACTTAGCATCAGATACGGATTACGCTCAAAAAGTAGCTTCTATGCCTGTAGCTAAAGCTCTTAAAGAATTAGGGAAATTGGAAAGTCAATATGAGCGTAAAGAAGCTCCTGTTGAGAAAAGCGAACCTGTTGCTCGTACTAAAGCACCAGCACCGATTAAGCCTCTCACCGCTGGCAAAGGTACAGGAGATGTTCTCATCGATGGAGATGGAGCATTTCATGGAACTTACGCCCAATGGAAAGCAGCACGACAGGCTAAACGGATTCGCTGATACCCATTTAAATATATATAAAGGAAATAATCATGGCAAATAATTTGCTAACTATTTCTAAGATCACCAACGAAGCGTTGATGGTCTTGGAAAACGAATTAACATTTACAAGCGAAGTCGATAGAAATTATGACGACCAATTTGCAATCGTGGGTGGCAAGATCGGTAACACAGTTAACGTTCGTAAACCAGGTCGTTTCATTGGTACAACTGGCCCAGCCCTAAACGTAGAAGACTTCAATGAAACTTCTGTGCCTGTGACTTTGTCAACTCAGTTTCACGTTGACACACAGTTCACAACCCAAGACTTAGCTTTGTCTTTGGATATGTTCTCTGATCGTGTATTGAAGCCTGCTGTAGCTGCTATCGCTAACAAGATTGACCGTGATGGTACTTTGCAAGCTGCTAACAACACAGCGAACATCGTTGGTGTTGCTGGTACGCCTCCAACTGGTTTGATCACTTACTTGACCGCTGCTGCTTACCTTGATGCTGAAGGCGCACCACGTGATGGTCGTCGTTCATGCACAGTTGAGCCATTTACCTCAGCTACTATCGTTGACAGCTTGAAAGGCCTCTTTGTGCCACAGGAAGCTATTGGCGAGCAGTATCGCAAAGGTTTGATGGGTCGTGACTCTGCTGGTATGAACTGGAAGATGGATCAAAACATCGTATCCCATACTTTCGGTAACTTCTCAGGTTCTGCTACTGTTAACACTTCTACCGCTACTGGTTTCTTGACATCTGGTTGGGCTTCTTCAAGCACCATCACTTTGTCTTTGACCAATGGCGTTAGCTTGAACCAAGGCGATACATTCACTATCGCTGGCGTTTATGCAGTTAACCCACAGAATCGTCAAGCTTATGGTTCAAACAAGTTGCGTAACTTTGTAGTTAATACTGCTGTTTCTGGCTCAGGTGGTACTATTTCTGTAAACGTTTCCCCAGCAATCATCACCGCTGGTCAGTTCCAGAACGTATCTATTCCTTCTCCAGCAAGCGGACAAGCTGTTACCTTCTTTAACCAGTCTGGTACTGTTTCCCCACAAAACATCATCATGCACCGCAATGCGTTTACTCTTGCAGTAGCCGACCTTGAGTTGCCAGAGGGTGTTCACTTTGCAGGTCGTGCAAGCGATAAGGAAATCGGTCTGTCAATGCGTGTAGTTCGTCAATACACCATTAACAACGATTCTATTCCTACTCGTTTAGACGTTCTGTATGGTTGGGCTAACTTGTATCCTGAACTCGCTTGCCGTGTTGCAGCTTAATTTAACGGATAACGAAAGGAAACTATATGTCTAATCCAGGACCAGCAGTAACTAACTCGATTCATCCACAGAATCTAGGTACAAACCAAGCTCTGCGCCTTTTGGCAGTAAGCAAGGGTGTAAGCCTAGCATCTGATACTGATACCGCAGTTAACGTAATTAACACTTCTAGCTATGTTCCAGCAACTGTTTTGATTGCTAACGCAAACAACGCAGGTTCTGCAATCTCTAGCCCAGCAAGCGTTTATTTTGGTATTTACAATGCTCCATCACAGGGCAACACAACCGCTGCAATTCTCACAACCGCTACTTTGCCTGCTAGCTTTACCAGCACAACGTATGTTGATGTAGTTGCTGCAAGTTACCCTGCTTTGGCGCAAACAGCACAAACTTTGTATGTAAACGTAGCTACTGCTACTGTTTCAGGCACAGTTGACGTGTATGTTTACGGCTACGATTTATCAGGCCCACAGCAGTAATTTTGTAGTAAAGTAGAAGCCCACCCCCTAAAAAGGGTGGGTTTTTCACATTTAAGGGGAATTAATGAAAACAATTATGATCGGGCTTCCTTGCTATTCAGGCAAAGTCCATGTCCAAACGATGCGAGCTTTAATGGGCGATGTCATTTTATTGCTCTCAAAAGGCTATAAATTTATGATTGCCGAAGATGTTGGAAATAGCGATATTGCAGCGTGTCGAGCAGCAATCGTAGCCACTTTTTATCGTTCTATAGCTGATGAACTCATTTTTATTGATGATGATGTCTTTTGGACACAAGGCGATATGGTCAAATTAGTAGAATATCCAGTAGATGTTGTAGGTGGTGTTTACCCTAAAAAGACAGAAGAAGTAGCTTTTCCTGTTCGCATGGACTTAAAAGAAGAATATAGAACAGATTCAGAAACAGGATTGATGGAAGTGGCTGGACTTCCTGGCGGTTTTATGAAAATTACCCGTAATTGCGTAGAACAGATGATTAAAGCCTATCCCAAAACCACCCAAAGAAGCACTAATGAAAGCTCAGAGTTTTGGCCATTCTTTGATCCATTGGATATACCTGGTGATCGTTTAAGTGAGGATTTCAGCTTTTGCGAAAGATTCCGTCAAATTGGTGGAAAAGTCTGGGCTGACTTTGAAATGGAGATGGGTCACATAGGTTACAAATCTTACAAAGGAAGCATGGGAAATTACTTGAGAAGTCTAGAAAACAATGTAAAATAGTTGTAGATTCACAACACACCCCCTTTGCAAAGGAAAAACTATGTCATTTCAAACAACTCCAGCACGTGGAAATATTCTTTATAACTTCCTCGTTTATCCATCCTTAACCCCAACTTCAGTATCAGCTTCTTCTACTGCCGTTCAGACCTTTACTATTCCTGGTCTAGCTGTAAATGATGCAATTAGCGCAACTTCTGCAGGCGCACAAACTACTGGCATTACAGTAGCTAATACTTGGGTTTCTGCTGCTAACGTATTGTCTATCCAATTTGTTAACGCAAGCACTTCTGCTTTGACCCCTTTTGTTGGCACATACATCCTTGCTTGTGATCGTTTAGAAGGCACAATCCTCCCAACTAACGCAGCTTAAGGATTAAACATGGCTAACGTATCAGCATATCGTTTTGTAGGCCCTACAACGGCTATTAGCGTTAGTGGCACTTCTTCTACTTCTGTAACGATTACCCCTAACGGGAACGATCAAGCGAACTTTTGTGGCTTTTTGAATACTGGCTCTAGCCCTGTTGCTATTACGATTGCTCCTGCTATTGCAGGCACAACAACAACAGCCCCAGCAGCCGTATTGCCATCAGGTGGAAACACTAGCCAGAGCTTTGTGTTGGGCGTAGCAATGTCCCAGCCTACAGTTTTGGCAGTACCCCCAAGTTTTGCAATTACAGCGATTGGAACAAGTGGCACACTATATGTGTTGCCAATGGTAGATCAGAACTAAGGAAAAATTATGGCAAACCCAGGCGTTGCAAGCAGTTCAGTTATCAATTTATTACCAGTTCAAGCTGAATATGATGCCAATGGCAACTGCTTGGGTCTGTATGGTCAAGGTGGCAATTCGTTACAAACACCAATAAATGCTACTAATTTAAGCGTTGAAGGCAATTTAGTAATTTCAGGAACTAATCCTACTTTGGGTTCTGGATGGGGAACTAACCCCACTATTCTTGCTAATAACAGTTTTTGTTTCAAAGTAACAGTTGGCACAGGTGGCGCAGCTAATGGAACGATCAATCTTCCTACAGCCCCTAATGGTTGGTTAGGTTTTGCTGCTGATGTAACTAGTGGTAATGCAGTATTTTTGCAATTAACAGGAAGCACAACCACTTCAGTCACATTTACTAGCTATTCTGTTACAACAGGTGCTGCTGCTAATATGTCTGCTGGAGATGTAGTTTTAGTTAACTGTATCGCCTACTAAAGGTAGATTATGGCTGGAATTAATGATTCTGTAACGCAGAATCTCCTGCCTGTTCAGGCGTATTTTAATCTTGATGGCACGTTTAATACGTTCATAGGTCAAGGTCAGCCCTTTTACGCCACATTTAACCCTGTTCAATCAGGGTTAACCATTACTAATAGCACGATTGACAGCACTACAATCGGTGCTATAAGCCCTTCTACAGGCGTTTTTACCAATATTACGACCACTACAGGGCAAATTAGCACCACGCCCTCAGGCTCTACTGATATTGCTAATAAATACTATGTCGATACAGTTGCACAAGGTCTTGGCCCTAAAGCTGCTTGCCAAGTCGCAACAACAGCCAATATAACGCTCTCAGGGCTACAAACGATTGATGGGTACACTACCCTAGCTGGTGATCGTGTTCTCGTCAAAAACCAGTCTTTGAGCCAATATAACGGCATTTATATCGCATCTGCATCTGCATGGACTCGTTCTACAGATATGGATGTATGGTCAGAAGTGCCAGGTGCTTATACAGTCATATTAAATGGCGGTCAATCTGACACAGGTTGGGTTTGCACAGCAACACAGACGGGAACAATCAACGTCACAGCGATGCCGTGGGTTCAATTCTCAGGTAGTGCTGTTTACACCGCAGGCACAGGTTTAACGCTTTCTTCAAACCAATTTAGCATTACCAATACAGGCGTTACCAGCGGTTCTTATGGTTCGTCTAGTAACACATTATTAGCAACAGTCAATGCTCAAGGTCAGTTAACGTCTTTATCTGCTACTGCTATTGCAATATCAAATAGCCAAGTTAGCGGTCTTGGCACAATGTCAACCCAAAATGCAAATAGCGTAGCAATTACAGGAGGATCAATCAATGGCACTACTATTGGCGGTTCTACTGCTTCCGCAATTACTGGTACTACTATTACTGCTACTTCTTCTTTTAGTGGATCAGGTAGCGGGCTTACAGGAACAGCATCAGGATTAAGTATTGGCGGAAATGCTGCGACTGCAACATCTGCTACAAGTGCAGGAAGTGTAACGAATAGCATTACATTTAATAATAGCGGGTCAGGAAGCGCATCTGGGTCAACCTTTAATGGTGCTTCTGCGTTAACTGTTTCATACAATACTGTGGGCGCACCTTCTACCACAGGCACAAACGCTAGTGGTAATTGGGGAATCAGTATTACAGGTAATGCTGGAACAGTTACTAATGGCGTATATACAACAGGTAGCTACTCAAATCCTAGCTGGATTACCTCAATTTTAGGTTCTATCGTAAGTGGCGCAGTCGCTAGTGCAACTACGGCAACTAACGTAGCTGGTGGGGCAACAGGCTCATTATTGTATCAATCGGCTTCTAGCACAACTACTAGCCTTGCTTTAGGCACTACAAACTATGTATTGACTGCTGGTGCATCTGCTCCACAATATGTAGCTCAAAGCACCCTTTCCGTAGGATCAGCCTCAACAGCAACAACATCGACTAATTTGGCTGGCGGAGTAGCGGGTGCAATTCCGTGGCAATCTTCAGCAAATACAACAGGATTTACTGCTGCTGGCACTTCAGGTCAAGTTTTGACATCCGCAGGAACAGGAACGCCAACTTGGACAACCCCAACTGCTTATGCGACTGTAACCGATGACACCACTACAAATAGCACTCGTTATCCTTTGTTTGCTAACCAAACAAGCGGAAACTTATCAACAGAATATACAAGCTCTACTAAACTGCAATACAACCCTTCTACTGGCGTATTTACATCTACTAGCTTTAGTGGCGCAGGAACAGGTTTAACAGGTACAGCTTCTAGTCTTTCGATTGGCGGGAACGCTGCCACAGCAACCAGCGCAACATCAGCAACAACCGCCACAAATTTAGCTGGCGGTGCAACAGGTTCATTGCCCTATCAATCCTCGGCAAATACAACGACTTTCTTAGCTGCTGGAACAAACGGATACGTTTTAACATTGGCGGGCGGTGTACCGACTTGGGCTGCTGCTTCTTCTTCTGGAATCACAATTACAGACGATACAAGCTCTGCAAGTGCTTATTATCCATTATTTGCTCGTGTTACATCTGGTTCTATTACTAATGAATATACTAGCTCCACTAAACTTAATTACACACCTAGCACAGGTCTTTTGGCTGCAACCTCTTTTAGTGGTTCAGGTGCAAATTTAACCAGTCTTAATGCAAGCAATATTTCTAGCGGTACTTTAGCAATTGCTTATGGTGGCACAAATTCATCCGCTACCCCTACTGCTGGTGCAGTGGCATACGGAACTGGAACTGCTTACGGATTTACAGCAGCAGGAACATCAGGCCAAGTATTAGTTTCACAAGGATCATCTACCCCAACATGGAAATCTCTTAGCTATTCTGCTTCTTACTTAATTGTTGCTGGCGGTGGTGGAGGTGGTTCTGCTTCAGGTGGCGGTGGCGGTGCTGGTGGATTGCTAAGCGGTACAACAACTTTATCTTCTGGAACAACTTATTCTTTTGTTGTAGGAAGCGGTGGAAATGGTGGTGCGTCTGGCGGTTTAAATACTGGTTCAAGTGGAACAAATAGCACAGGTTTTGGTCTATCTGCAATAGCTGGTGGTGGAGGCGGTGGATTTGCAGCAAATGGATTATCAGGTGGGTCAGGTGGTGGTGGTGGATACGCTTCTGGAACTGCTGGCTCTGGCACATCAGGACAAGGCTATGCTGGTGCTAATGGAATAACTCAAAATCCTGGTGGTGGCGGTGGTTCTAGTGCTATTGGTGGTACACCTTCTTCAACTGTGCCTGGTAATGGTGGTAATGGAACTTCTAGCTCAATTACTGGTTCAGCCGTAACATATGCTGGCGGTGGGGGCGGTGGCGGTAATAATACTTATGACGGATTAACTTACGGCACAGGCGGTACAGGTGGCGGTGGAAATGGTGGTACTTATTCTTCCACTGGTACTGCTGGAGCGGCTAATACTGGCGGTGGTGGTGGAGGCGGTGGATTTATTAATTCAACATACTATGCTGGTGGAAATGGTGGTTCAGGAGTGGTAATTATTTCTGTAGCAACCGCAAATTACACAGGCACAACCACAGGAAGCCCAACTGTTACAACATCAGGAAGCAATACAATATTAACATTTACATCTAGCGGTTCATATACAGCATAAAAGGAAAATCATGTCACATTACGCAAAAGTAGTAGACGGCAAAGTAACACAAGTAATTGTGGCTGAAGCCGACTTTTTTAATCATTTTGTAGATACAAGCCCTGGTTCTTGGATTCAGACTTCTTACAATACCCGTGGTGGAAAACATTATGGTGCAGATGGTCAGCAAGATAATGGAACGGCTTTGCGTGGAAACTACGCAGGAATTGGTTATTCATACGATCACACTAATGATGTATTTTATGCGCCCCAACCTTACCCATCTTGGACTCTAAATCAGACAACTTGGTTATGGGAAGCCCCAACCCCTATGCCTACAGATGGTAAACCTTATAAATGGGATGAAACAACTAAATCTTGGGTGGCAGCATGAGCGAATTAATCTTTTTAGCTAATTCTGGTGGCACAGTAACTCTTACTAATGCCGATACTGCAAGCGCAATTAATGTAACCCTTCCTGCTACTAACGGAACGCTTTTACTTGCCGATAGCACCAACAACTTAACTGTTAATAACTTAACTGTTACTGGCACTCCTAGCTTTACAGGAACAGGGCAATTACAGCTTCCTAAAGGCAATACAGCGCAAAGAGCAACTAGCCCTGTAACAGGGATGATTCGTTTTAATACCGATGGCGGTGGATTTTATGAAGGTTATCAAAACGGAAATTGGATTAAATTTACCAGCTCAGTTGAAGGCGCATATTTGGCAGACTATTTAATTGTTGCTGGCGGTGGCGGTGGATATTATGGTGGCGGTGGTGGTGGAGGCTATTTAACGACCATTGGAGGCTCTCAAGTCACATTTATTACTGGCACAGTTCTTACAGTTACTGTAGGAGCAGGCGGTGTTTCAGGAGCTAATGGTGGCAATTCTTCAATTACAGGATATACAACAGCAATCGGTGGCGGTTCTGGCGGTATTTCTAGCGTTGGAGCTAATGGTGGATCAGGCGGTGGTGGTGGTGCAGGAGTCTACGCTGGTGGATCAGGAACATCAGGTCAAGGAAATGCTGGTGGAAATTCCACTACTGGTGGTTATCCATATACAACTGCTTCAGGTGGTGGCGGTGCAGGAGCTATGGGAACAAGCAATACAAGCACAACGCCTGGCAATGGCGGTGATGGTTTATCAAACAATATTACTGGAACTGGCGTTTATTACGCTGGCGGTGGTGGCGGTATTTATGGTGGCGGTTCATCAGGTTCTAATGGTCAAGGCGGTGGTTCTACTGCAAACATTGGTGGCGGTGGTGCAGCAAGTCTTTCAGGTGGATCAGGTGTTGTAATTATTCGAGTTCCTACTTCTAGTTACTCAGGAACAACAACTGGTAGCCCAACAGTAACCACAAGCGGTTCAAACACCATTATTAAATTTACTTCTTCAGGAACTTATACAGCATGAGTTATGTATGGAAAATTACTGAGATTTCTGCTGAGAATGAGGTCATTACTCACGCTAAATATCACGTTACTGCAAGTGATGAGCAAAACAGCGTAGAAACTGAAGGCAATTGGTATTTTGACTGCCCAGAAGGTAAAATAGCATTTAAAGACGTTACAGAAGAATTAATTGCTAATTGGATTCAATCTGAAGCCGTAATTGATGGAAAGTGTCATATTACTGCCCAATTAGATAAGCAATTAGAGGCATTAAGAAGTAAAAACAAAGCGGTATTGCCGTGGTTGCCACAAGTTTTTACACCGAATATTTAAGGATTTGTTATGACACAGCCAATTGACATTATTTCAAGAGCATTAAAAGACATTGGGGCATTAGAAGCGGGTGAAACTCCAACCCCAGAGGCTGCTCAAGATGCTTTTGATATGCTTAATGATCTAATCGATCAATGGTCAAACGAAGATATGATGGTTTTCTATAAGACTGAAATCGTATTCCCAATTACTGCTGGTCAAACTCAATATACGATTGGCCCTGGCGGTCAAGTTGGCGCAATTATTACGGGTTCTATATCAGGGACAACCCTTACTGTTACAGGCATATCTTCAGGTGCAATCAATCTAGGTCAAACCATTAGCGGTACGGGCGTGGCATCAGGCACGAAGATTGTTGCTTTCCAAACAGGCGCAGGCGGTAATGTAAACGAAGCTGGCACATATACAGTAAATATTAGCCAAACTGTTAGCTCTGAAACCCTTAATCTTTACTATGAACGCCCATTAAATGTGTATTCAGCGTTTGTGCGAATTAATACAAACAGCAATGGTATTCCAATTAACAATGGCGGATTAGATTACCCAGTTTCTATTTTGAACGTAGAAGATTACGAAATGATTGGTTTAAAGACTTTAAATGGCCCGTGGCCTAAAGCTCTTTACTATCAGCCAACTGAGCAATTAGGCAACTTCTTTGTATGGCCAAACCCATCACAGGGTGAAATGCACGTTTTTGCTGACTTTATTTTTTCAAAATACACATCACTCTACGATTCAATTATTCTGCCACAAGGCTATAACATGGCTTTGCGTTGGTGTTTAGCAGAACGTTTAATGCCTATGTATGGTAAAGCATCACAGACTCAAATCACCATGATTGCAGCATACGCAGCTCAAGCTAAAGCAACTATCAAACGCACCAATATGCGCCCAGTTCAATCTGCACGATTTGCTGATGCAATGTTATCTAGCCGTCAAAAAGATGCTGGCTGGATTCTATCTGGAGGATTCTTTAGATAATGGCTGATTTTGGATTTGTAGGAGCTTCCTACACAGCACCCTCTATATACCAAGATGACCAAGAGTGCATCAATTGGAGGCCAGAGGTTGATCCTACAAAAGCACCTGGCGAAAGAGGTGTTACTGCTTTATATCCAACACCAGGTCTAACATTATTAGCAACATTCCCTAATCAGCAAGCAGTAAGAGGTCTAAGAGCCATATCTTCAGGCGGTTCACAATTAATCGCAGTATGCGGACAATATGTATATTCTGTAGCTTATAATTTTCAGCCCGCAATTATTGGTTCTTTATTAACCTCTACAGGCCCTGTAAGCATTACCGACAATGGCATTTATGTTTATATTGTTGACGGCACTTATCGATATTCTTGGCTAATAGAACAGCCCAATACTATTTCTTTTACAGGGAATGTCACAGGCACAACTTTAAACATTACTAGCTCTAATCCCGTTAATATTAAAGTAGGGTCTGAGTTATATGGAGTTGGTGTTTCGCCTGGCACTATTGTTACAGGTGGGTCTGGTTCTGTATATACAGTCAATTACAGCCAAAATATATCCTCTCAACAACTGAATGTAGCCCCTGCTACTGCTAGTTTTACAGGTGCTATTGCTTCATCAACATCTAGTGGATCATTAGTAATTACCCTTACTGTTTCAGCAGTTTCTTATGGAACTTTGCAAATAGGCACAACTGTTACGGGCGCAAATATTCCTGTTAACACAATTATTACTGCATTGGGAACAGGCACAGGTGGCACGGGTACATATATTCTAAGTGGTGCTAATAGCTTGACTGTAAGCTCTGAAACCATGTATTTAGAGCAGTTTTCAATTATTCCATCTACTGATGGCGCATTTACTGGCGGTGGCGTAGTTGATGTCAACGACAATTACTTTATTTATAACAGACCTGGCACACAGCAATTTGCCGTATCTGATTTATTAAGTCCAATTACTAGACCATTAAGTTTTGCTAGTAAATTTACCTCGCCTGACAATTTAGTTTCTTTAATTGCAAGCGATGGACAGCTTTATCTTTTGGGCGAGAAATCTTCAGAAGTTTGGCAAGATCAAGGCACATTCCCTTTTGCTTATCAAAGAATCCCTGGCTCATCTACCCAACAAGGTATTATTGCCCCGTTCTCTGTAGCACGAGTAGGCAATTCTTTTGCTTATCTGTCACAAAATATTCGTGGTCTAAATCAAGTTGTAGCTATGAATGGCTATGTCCCTGTCAGAATTTCTACCCACGCAGTCGAGCAAAGCCTTGTAGATCAATATACTGCTGATGCTATTGCTTATACTTATCAACTTGAAGGTCACGAAGTTTATGTGATTACTTTCCCAACGATAGACATTACTTGGGCATACGACTTTACTACCCAGCTATGGCATAAATGGCTTTGGGTAGATTCAAACAACGTCTATCATCGTCACCGCAGTAATTGCGCTGCGGTATTTCAAGGCGTTGTAGTAGTAGGTGATTGGCAAAACGGCAATTTATATCAGTTAGATCAATCTAATTACACCGATAATGGCGGTGAAATCCGTAGATTACGCAGAGCCCCCCACCTTTTAACTGATTTACAACGTCAATTCTTTGATGAATTACAGATTCAGTTTCAGCCTGGCGTTGGTATTAATGGCTTTTCTAAAGACAGAAACACCTATTTAGGCAATCCTTACACGATTTCTTTAAGCACTCCTTTAACTATTGGGGTAAATGATATTGATGTATTGGGTAGCGCAGGACAAATCCAGCCTTCAGATACTTTAACCAATCCTAAAGCAATGCTACGCTGGTCAAACGATGGTGGTTCTACCTACTCTAATGAGCATTGGCAAAACATTGGTCAGCAAGGTAAATACAAAAATCGTGCTATTTGGCGCAGATTAGGTCAAGCCAGAGATAGAATTTTTGAGGTTGTAGTAACCGATCCCGTTAAAGCGGTTATCGTATCTGCCAACCTTAAAGGCTCAGAAGGGGAAAATTAATGGCTAATCAGATATTTACTGGCAATACTAACAATCCTTTGCCACAAACCGATTTCTTGGAAACCAAAACAAATCGCCCCACAAGGGCGTGGATTCAGTATTTGCTTAATTTAGTTAATAACACATCATCAACAACGGCAACTACTGGCACAGCTACTTTGCCTGCAAATCCTGCTGGTTTTATGAACGTCACCATTAATGGTCAACCTTTTAAAGTGCCTTATTACAATGTCTAATATTACAGAACTAGCCAAAAAGCATTTAGGGACTTTTGAAGTCGATCTAGGCACAGTTCATCATTTTTCTGATGGTTTGTATGCTAAAGAAATGCGTATTCCTAAAGGATATACCGCAATCTCACATCAGCATCATTACAGCCATTTAAGCCTATTGGCTAAAGGTTCTGTCCTAATTACCACAGATTATGATTCAAATAAATATGTTTCACCAGCCTGTATTGAAATTAAAGCAGCGGTAAATCATGCAATTTTAGCTTTAGAGGACTGCGTTTGGTATTGTATTCACTCTACAAACGAAACAAATGCAGATAAAATAGACAAAGTATTGATAAAAGAGGTTTAATATGCCATTCAGTTCGATTTTTGCTGCTGTTGCAGCGCCAATTGTAGGAAATATAGTAGGACAAGCTATAGGTGGCGGTACGGCTGCACAAGGTCAACAACAGGGCGCACAACAGCAAGTTGGCGGATTACAGCAAGGCTCACAGGCTTTAACTAATTCTTTTAATGCTGCTGGGCCTTATTTAACCAACGCATATAATACTGCATCAGGATTATATACGCCTTATACAACTACTGGTACATCTGCAACTACTGCTTTAAATAACTTGATTGGTAGTGGTTATGCAACCAATCAATTTAACAATCAAGATTTAACATCGCAACTTGCGCCTAATTACAATTTTATGTTAGGTCAAGGACAGCAAGCTACAAATGCTGCAACTAATGCTGCTGGCGGAATGGTTAGCGGAAATGCTTTGCAAGGTTTAGATACTTTTACTCAAAACTACGCTCAAAACGCTTATCAAAACGCATTTAATAATTATCAAGCGCAAAGAAATAACATTCTAGGCAATTTAGGAACAGCATCAGGACAAGGCTTAACTGCTACTAATCAACTATCTAATTTAACTACTGGTTATGGTGGTTCAATGGCTAACCTTAATACTTCTTATGGTTCTGCTCTTGCTGGAAATTATGGTCAACAAGGCGCAGCACAAGGCGCAGGAACTGTAGGCGCAGCAAATACTATGGGTAATATGTATGCAAATACAGGAACTATGCTTGGTGCATTAGCTGGAAATTATTTTGGACAACCTAATAGCAGCCAAACAAGTGATGGAAGTTTATATTCAAGCGGTGCTGGTGGATACACCCCACAACAAATATCACAAGGTGCTATGAATCCTGTATCAGCAGCAGATCAAGCATCTTACATGGCTTTAATGTCTTAAAGGATAAATTATGGCTTTTGACGTTCAAGGGTTTCAAGCCCCTAATTACCAAGTAAATCCTGTTGCGGGAGCTAAGTATGAGCCTAAAGATGGAATGACTCAGCTTAATGATTTATTGGATTATCAAAAAAAACAAGCATTGTTACAACCTAGCATTGAAGCTGGCAAAGCCGAAAGCAAGAAAAAAGTATTGGAAGCTGAAAAAGCTGGAGTTGATCTAAATCAACATTACGCAAATATTGCTCGTGGTACTTATGGTGGCTTATTAACCGATCCCGATTTCATTAGTGGAAACAAAGAAGCCATGAAAAAGAAGTTGGATCAAACAAAAGAATATCTCCATAGCGTTGGAGTTCCAGAATTTGATGGTGGAAAACAACACGATGTCATTTTAAAAGCTGTAGATCAAGACCCTAAACAAGCATATCAAATCATTAAAAATGGTGTTCAACAAGGTGGCACAAATGCAGAACAATTTGCACAAGCAAATCGTGCCCCTACTCCTGTTTCTACTGGTCAAGGCACACAATTTGTTCCTACTTCTCAATATCAGGGTGCGCCACAAAATCAATTTGTTCAAGGTCAAGTTCCTATCGGCACAGAGTTGACAGCTCAACCTGGAGATGGATCAGGTTTAGAGCCTGGCACTAAATATTTAGTTGGCCCAGGAGGACAAGCGCAGCCATCACAACAAGGAAATGCTCCACAAGGTAATCAAGGAGTTACACCTCAACAGATGGGTCAGCCTAAACCTGCGCCTTTAGTTTCTGCTCTTGGCCCTTCAATGGCGACTAATTTGGCTGCTGGAACAGCATTAATTACTAAAACAAGAGATGCTGCTTCTAATGTTCCACAAATACAATTTAATTCTAATCAAATTATTAGGTTGGCTAAAACTGCTGATGTTGGTCAAGGCGCAGGAATTGTTGCAACCTTAAAAGGTCAAGGAGTATTTGCGCCTACTATGGATTGGACAGGAAGCGCAACAGACTTCAATCAATTAGGTCATTATTTGGCTCAACAAACTGTTACTTTAGCTAATAATCCTGCATTATCTGGCACAGACGCAGGAAAATCTTTAGCTGCACAAACTGCTGGAACAACAAATTGGACACGAGAAGCTATTCAAAATACTTCACGTACAAATCGTTCATTAGGCGAAGTAACTGCTTTATTTAACAAAGGTTTAACAAAATCTCAAGAAATTAGTAACAACAATCCATTAGCTGCTAATCAATATCAAAATAAATGGAGTAATGTTCTTGATATAAATAGCATAAGATTAATGGATGCTTTGAAAAATAAAGCTGAAGATCCAGAAGGATTTAGAGAAGTTGTTAAAGAATTGGGCGGTAAAGATTCTAAAAAGTTTATAGATGCAGCTAAAAAATTAGATGAGATTAATAATCTTGTAAGTAAAGGTCAATAATGGCTAATGATTTAATTGGTTCTTCTGATTTATTTAAAGAAGTTGGTGCGGAAGCTCCATCTAAAGACTATTCTTATACAAGTCCAAGTAAATCAATACAAATTACTGGATATACTGAACCAGAAAAGTTTTCTGCTAAACAAAGTTATGGTACACCTGCAAGATTATTAGATAACACTATTCAAGTTGAAAGCTCTGGTAACCCTCACGCAGTAAATCCAGAATCTGGAGCAATGGGAGTTGGCCAATTTATGCCTGAAACTGTTGCTATGCTACATAAACAAGGAATTGAATTTAATCCATTTAAAGCAGATGAAGCAAGAGCTGCTATGGATTATTATATTTCTCACCTTGCAAAAAAACATGGTGGCGATTATACAAAAGCAATGTCTGAATATGGTGGTTTTAAAACAAAAGACCCATCAAAATATTTAGCTAAAGTTTTAGAAGGTGTAGATAACACCCAACATGATGCTGATTTAATTTCTTCCAATAAACTAATGGAAGAAGCAGGAAATTTAAATATTCCTGAATCAGAATTAAAAGAACCTGAAAAATTAACTGCGGGAAGAGTTGCTGGTTTAGTTACTCGTGGAATGGCTCCTGCTGTTACTGGAGCAGCTGCTGGTCAGCTTGTTGCTGGGCCTGCTGGTGCATTGGTTGGCTCTATGGCTTTGCCTGCTGGTGATATTTTAAATACTGGAATTAATGCTGTTACTGGCGGTATCAATAAATACGCTGGTACAAACATTCCACAGTTACAGATGCCAAGTCAAATTGCTGCAAATTATATGACTAAAGCAGGATTGCCAGTTGCAGAAACTACTGGCGAACGTATGATTGAATCTGCTGGTAGCGCATTGGGCGGTACTGCTGGTCAATTACCAGCTTTGTCTAACTTGGCAAGAACTGCAACTTCTCCAGCAGCAAGAGCTTTAGCAGAACAATTTGCACAAGCTCCAATTTCACAGACAATAGCAGCACCTTTATCCGCTGCTGTTGGTCAAGGAGTTGGAGAAAAAACAAATAATCCGTATTTAGGAATGGCTGCTGGTATGGCTACTGCTGCACCTTTTGGATTTAGATTGCGCCAAGAAGCATTAAATACACCAACTCAACAATATTTAGCTGATGAAGCTAAATCTTTATATGCAAGCGCAGAAAATTCTGGAGTTAAATTTAATTCTAAAGAATTTGCAAATCATATGGATCAAGTTGGAAAAGATTTAAGAAAATTTGGATATGCTGAAAACTCAAGCACTTATTCTGGAATCAAAGGTGCTTTAGATGAATTAAAAGATTCATCCAGACCAAAAGATTATTTGGAATTACAAGCATTAAGAGAAATTATTGCAGGAGAACAAGTTTCACAAAATCCAAAAGTTAGAATGTTGGCTGGAAAATTAAAAGATGAATTTGATGATTACATTTTAAATGCACCAGAATCTCATTTACAAATTGCTGATAAAAAAGGTTTATTAGACTGGCAATCTGCTAGAAAATCGTATAACAAACTTAAAAAAGCAGAAGTTTTTGATGATATGTTAGAACAAGCCAGCATAGAGGGTAAAAATTTATACACTAAATCAGGTGAAGAAAATTCTTTGGCAAAACAGTTGCGCCAATTAACTAACAATCCAAAAAGAATGAGAACATTTACCCCTGAAGAACAAGAAGAAATTAAAAAAGCTGCTCGTGGTGGAAACATACAAAATGTTCTTAAATTATTTGGTAAATTTGCTCCAGATAGTCCAATAGCAGGTATTCCAGCTTTTGGTGGCATAGTTTTAAATCCTTATGTTGGAATTCCAGCAGCTTTGGCTGCAAGTGGATCTAAATATGCTGCAACGCAGATGAGAAAAAATGATGTTTCGGTTTTGGCAGATATGATGCGTTTAGGCCAAAAACCAGAATTAACAACAAGAACTGCCAATGTACCAGCTACTGCTTTGCGTGGCTTATTATCTGGCGCACCAACACCTAAAGGACAATAATGACAGTCTTACTATCGCCTATTGGCAACTCAATGACACCTTTTGTAAGCGGTAATTTTTTACCATTAGCTGGTGGTTATTTATACACTTACCAAGCAGGGTCAACCACTTCATTAGCTACTTATACCAATTCAAGCGGTTCTATTGCTTGTGCTAATCCAATTGTTTTAGGAACTAATGGTTTACCCCCAACTGAAATTTGGCTTACTAGCGGTGTAGCTTATAAGTTTGTATTGGCCGATTCTTCTAATAATGTCTTATATACCTACGACAATATTTCTGGTATTCCATTAACAGCATCTATTACGACTGTGCCAAGCGGTGCAATCTTAATGTGGTCAGGTTCTATTGCTACTGTTCCTACAGGCTATTTACTTTGTAATGGTCAAAATGGCACACCAAACCTACAAGATAGCTTTGTTGTCGGCTCAGGCAATCTTTACACAGTCAATGCAACTGGTGGCTTTGCATCTAGCGGAGTAGTAACCAACACAGGCACTAATGCTCCTTTATATTATTCTTTAGCATTTATACAGAAAACATAATGGAACTGATAATGTCTGATATTGATCTAATGAAAATAGGGGTAATGTGGCAAAAGGTAGAAGCTATGGAAAAAGAGATGACCGAAATTCGGCATGACATTAAAACCCTTTTAGCTATGGCAGAACGCTCTAAAGGATCGCTTTGGGCATTAATGGGAGTAGCATCAGTAGTTGGTGGTTTTATTACTATTTTGGTTGATGTTTTTCTTAATAAAAAATGAACGAAATATTTACACACATATTAACAAATCGTGACAACGCCACACATTGCATCGCTCGTTGGGCGTGGATGCTTGGCTTTTTTGTTGTTGCAGGCGCAGCAATTTATTTAATTTACACAGGCAAAGAAATTAGCTTGACTGAACTTGCTGGTGCTTTAGGCATAGTTTCAGGGTCTGGTGCAGCATCAGTAGCAGCTAAACAAATGGCAGGGGCAGAGCCACAATGAGCTTTATACTTAGACTTTTGGGCGGTATTGGTGGACAAATCTACATTTATTTGGCTTTGGTTTTGGGCAGTTTTGGGGCTGGCTTTTATGTGGAGCATCTGCGGTTTGCTGACTATCGAAATGAAGTCAAAATTGTTGCAGAAAAACAACAGGCAGAAAACCAAGCAAAGATTAAAGAACAGGAAATAATCAATGAAAACATTAAGCAAACTTACGAAGCTCGCCTCACTAGCATCCATACTTTCTATACTGGGATGCTCAACTCCCGTAGCGGTGCAGTGTCCTCCGACCCCAATGCCACCATCACAGTTAATGGCGAAACCCATAACATTGTGGATGTTGCCTCCCAATGTGCAGCAACAACCGAACAGCTCCGCACCCTCCAAGAATGGGTTCGGGATCAAGTAAAATTAAACAATGATGAATAAAAAATATTTAAATCAAATCTTTGATTACAAAGATGGTCATTTATATTGGAAAGTTGCAAAACAATCTATAAAAATTGGCGATCAATTTGGGTGTTTAAGAAATGATGGTTATATAGTTGGAAATTTTGATTGTAAATATTCAAGAGCGCATCGTTTAATTTTTATGTGGCATTATGGATTTTTGCCAAAAGAAATAGATCATATTGATGGCAATCCATCAAATAATCGTATTGAAAATTTGCGACAAGCTAATAGATCAGAAAACGGCATGAATCAAAAACTAAATTCTAGAAACACATCTGGTGTAAAAGGAGTTACTTGGAAAAAAGATAAACAAAAATGGCACGCAAGAGTAAAAGTTAATAAAAAAAATAAACATTTAGGTTATTTTGATGACTTAGAATTGGCTGAACTTGTGGTTCAAGAAGTAAGAAATAAATTTCATGGCGAATTTGCTAGGCATCAATAATGCAAAATAATTTTCAAAAGTGCCTTGACCTTGTGTTGAAGTCAGAAGGCGGTTGGGTTAACAATCCAGCAGACCCTGGCGGTGAAACCAATCTTGGCGTAACTAAAAAGGTCTGGGAAGAATGGGTCGGGCATGATGTTAAGACTATGAAGGGTCTAACCCCTGCCGATGTAGCTCCTATGTATCAAGCTAAGTATTGGATGGCTTGCTATGCTAATCAGCTTCCTACAGGCGTGGATTATATGGCGTTTGATGCTGCTGTAAATATGGGGCCAGGCAGAGCTGTCAAATTACTTCAAGAAGCTATGGGATGCGTTCCTGATGGGGTAATAGGCCCACGCACTATGCAACTAATTGCTCAAAAAGACCCTAAAGATGTTGTAGATGCCTACAGCAATCGCAAGACTAGCTTTTATGAATCGTTACCTACTTTTGCTACTTTTGGCAAAGGATGGCTAAAAAGAGTAGAAGATGTAAAATTTAACGCATTAAACATGATCGGAGAACAAGCATGACCAATTTCAAGATTGAAGGCAAAACATACGAATCCCCAAAAGGCCATTACGTAAAAGAATCGCCCCACAGGATAGAGAAGGAAGTTGAACGCCTTGAGCGCAAATTGGATAAGCATATTGCCCTTCCTATGCAAAAAGCTCATCACGTTGAATCTAGTCAAAAAGAAGCTCCATTGCCTTCAATGCGTAAATATTAAAATACATCTGTAAGATTGGCAATTTTGAACATGGTAATCGGGACATCGTAAAACATCTCCCCTTTACCAACATAACGATTATGGACTTCTACCAATGGGCAATCTTTTATCAAGTCTGCTTTCAGGTAATACGCACGAGATAAGTCCTGAGTTAAGGCAAAAAATAGAGTCGGCAGACCTTCCTGAAATAGTTTTTCTTTGCGCTGCCCTACGTGAATACTACGATTTAGATCAAAACCTGGTTGACGAACTTCTACCTCAAGCGCACCAACTGGAGTGTCTGATCGAAAGCAGATTAAGTCAACTCCATAGCGATTAGGGTTCTCTTTAACTTTTAAACCCCATTTCATCTGCGCCCAATCCGTTACTGCTTTACGAGCTGGGGCATCATAAATGTTATGAAGCTCTTGGCTAAAAGGCTTAAGCATATCGCCCAATAGTTAACCAGAATCCATAACCAAATATAGCTACAAACGCTAATGCCCCTAAAACAGCTCCTAAAAGCCCGTATTCGCTTTCTTTTGGTCTAGTAATAGCAGAGCAATACTCAGCATCTTTTATCGCTTCTGAGAGCGTTTTAGGGCTTTTTAGGTATCTTTGATAGTTGTTAACAAAGTGTTCATAGCTCATTTTTTACTCCCCAATAAATAACCAGCAAGAAAACCAAATCCAGCAAAAACAAACATAAGAATTATTACGCTTGGGCTTATCATTTCTCTTGTGCCTCCCAGTTAATGCAACCAAATTTAGGGCCAACATGAACTCCAGCACTATATCCTTCGTAATCCCAAGGAATTGCTCTGTTAATTAATATTGGTGCGCCATAAGCCATCAAAGCGCATTTACCATCATATTCATAACCTTTTGGTTCATAAGAATTTGGCGGAGTGTAATAAATGCATTTGTCGCAAGTATTCATTTTTTTGTGCCTTTCTTAGTATTGCTCTAGCAAAATTAATAGGGTCTAAATCAGGGTTATGCCAAGCAGTAGCGCCAACTAAAGATTGATTTGCAATTTCTAATATTTCATCATTTGTTAGTGTTTTTGCTGGATGGGTATAGAGTAAATTCCAAACCATATAGCCATCGTCTTCCCCTTTAACTAAAGAAAGCTGGTCATCGCCGCTTCTAATCCACGCTACTGGTTCATTGTTCATTTGCAGTTCTTTCTTAATCGTTTAGTTTTATCTTCGTTATCACTAAAGTATTTACAATCCTTACCTTCTCTAGGACTATTTACAAAATAAGACTGATATTCTGGTGTTGCCCTAGCAGTAAAGCGATAACACCTTTCACGTTTCTTGCAAGCCTCGTCACGGCACATTGTTATATCAGCCATTATCTTGTGCCTTTCTTAGTATTGCTCTAGCAAAAATAATGTTTTGTTCACCTGTGTCTGTTTCCATTCCACACCAAATTTCAATTATTTCATCATCTGTTAGTGTCTTTGGCTCATAAGATTCATTTAATTGGTCGTTCCAAAATCTAATAACTTCTGTTTCACTATCAGGTAAACGCACATCAACAAAACAATTATCTTTACCCCAATATGCTTTTGTTTCCTTCATTTCTCTTGTCCATTTCCAATAAGCAATTCATCTCTACACTTAATAAAGTATTCATGCTGGCAAAAGTCATAACCGCAACCAGTCAACCAAATAGCAAAGTCTTTCAACGCCTCTATTTCAGCTTGTTGCTCTACTACTTTTGCATAAAGTTTGTCGTGATTAACAAGTAAAGAATAGTATTCAGCTTGTTGCTGGCGTAGCATGGTGGCTGCTTGTTCTCTTGTGCCACCTTCCCAATGACCTTGCTCTAATTTATCAGCTAGTTTATATGCGTTCACTTGTTTTTGCTCCATCCGTTGCATTTAGCTAAAAACTCTATAGCTCTATCAAACTGCTCTTGCATATATTCAATATCATCTGCTTGTTTTCTAAGCAAAGTAGCTGCGTCTTGGACACAAACCAAATCGGTCATATTGTCAGCTATTGCTCTTTGCAGTTCTTCAGCTAATTTATAAGCGTTCATTTTGAGTCTCTCGCTGTAGTTTTCCATAGGGTTTCCATAACCTCTACTGCACCCATTGCTAATAACTCATGCTTGTAAAAATACCGAGCTGGATATTCGCTACGACCAAATTGGTTAACAATCTTGATGCAAGGAGCTACATAGACGCCAGGCTTAACATAATGAGGAATATGTAATATTCCGCCCATTTTGTAACACTTGTATTGTGCAAAGTCTGGGCTTTCAAATTCGTGTATCTGTTCCATTTAAAACCCCAATCCAAACATTGCGCCCAAGACAATACCAAGCAGTATTACGCCTACCCATTCAATAATTGCTGTTTTCATAATTCCCCCTAAGTTAAAAAAACAGGACAAGCTGCTTAGTCGTACACCCTCGGCTTATTGAGCTGAAGTATGCTT